ACATCACGAAGGAGAATTACAAGGAATACGGCCGCAGATGGAACGGGAGCCGCAACCTTGAAAAACCAAAGGAGACTGTGGTGGAGGTTGCGAAAAGCAGAAAGCTGCGGGCACCGAAGCATTACCGTGTGGTTGAAGAAATCAGCTATTACAGCGAAATGACGGGTTTTACCAGATACATGAAGGCAATACGGATTGGAGGAGAGGACTATGGCGAAGGGAAGCCACACGAGCAGTATTTTGACGGGGAAGGATAAATACTGCTATCTGACCGGAGAGACAAAAGGCTTGGAGAAGCACCAACAGTAGCGGTTGAGGCGTTTGGTTATGAGGAACGAACGTATAGCGAACGCTGTGTGAGGTGACGAATAAACGCCGAAAGATAGCGGTTTCCAAAGCGAAGCGAGGAAAACTTACCATATATTTTTCGGGACAGGCCTACGGAGGATTTCGGACAAGCATGGATTTTGGGTTTGGCTGACGGCGGAGAAGCACAGGGGAACAGGCGGCGTGCATGGCAGAGACGGACACGCACTTGACCTGCGGCTGAAACAGGATTGTCAGCGGAGGTTTGAGGAGGCACACAGCAGAGAGGAATTTATGGAGATTATTGGGAGGAATTACCTGGGGGATGAGCCGGAAGGAAAACTGCAGATGCCTGCGGATACGGGCGGGTTCTACTTATTGTAGGAGGTATGAGCATGGGCAAAGGAATCGTATACAGCATTGGGGCAGAGGGCTGCCCCTGCTGCGGATGCCAAGAGAGGGCTGTCGGTTGCCATGGGATGTGTGAGAGGTACAAGGCATGGAACGGGAAGCGGCAAGCGGAGCGGCAGGAAAGAATCAGAAGGACAAGCATACTGCATGAAGCGGATAAAAGAAAGAGCGCAGCGGTAAGCCATTACAAGAGAAGGGGGAGGCAGGCATGAACAAGGTGATTCTAATGGGGCGGCTGACAAGCGACCCAAAAATGGATTGGACACGTTCAGAGGATTCTAAGCAGTACGCCACATATACATTAGCGGTCAATCGCAGATTTAAGCGGAATGGAGAACAGGAAGCGGATTTTATCAACTGCGTTGCATGGGGAGCCATGGCGGAGTCCGCAGAAAAATTTATGAAAAAAGGTGCCATGTTCGCTGTTGAAGGGCGGCTGAATGTCAGAAGCTGGGAGAAGGACGGCGAAAGGCATTGGACAACAACGGTTGTTGTAGAGAATTGCTATTTTACGGGCAGTAAGAGGGATGCAGAGAGCAAGCCGGCACAGAGCAAGCCTGCGGCGCAGACCGGGAAACAAATGGGGTTGGCGGAGCAGGAGGGATTCTACCCCATTGACGAGACAGTAGAGGATGACGATTTGCCGTTCTGAGGAGTGAGGAAATGAGGCAGATAGATTTTTTTGAGGAAATGATAATAGACAATTTCGCAGGCGGAGGCGGTGCGTCAACAGGGATAGAGTTTGCCACAGGCAGAGCGGTGGATGCAGCCATCAACCATGACCCGGATGCGATTCTGATGCATCAGACGAATCATCCGCAAACGAGGCATTATTGCGAAAGCGTATGGGACGTAGATCCGTGGGAGGTCACGAGGGGCAGACCTGTCGGGCTGGCGTGGTTTTCGCCGGACTGCAAGCATTTTTCCAAGGCAAAGGGAAGTAAGCCCGTAGACAGAAATATTCGTGGGCTGGCATGGATTGTGCTGAAATGGGCAGGAACGGTCAAGCCGAGAGTTATCATCTTGGAGAACGTGGAAGAATTTCAGACATGGGGCCCGGTGCGAAAAGGAAAGCCTGTGAAAAGCAGGCGCGGCGAAACCTTCCGCAAGTGGAAGGAGCAGCTGCAGGCACTTGGCTATGAGATAGACCATCGGGAGCTTGTAGCGGCGGACTATGGTGCGCCGACCATCCGAAAGAGATTTTTCCTGATTGCCAGATGTGACGGAAAGAAGATTGTCTGGCCGGAACGCACCCATGCGCCGAAGGACAGCGAGGATGCGAAAAACGGAAAGTGCAAGCCATGGAGAGGAGCGGCGGAGATTATCGACTGGACGATTCCATGCCCGTCTATTTTTGACACAACGGATGAAATCAAAGAAAAATACGGTATCCGTGCTGTGCGCCCTTTGGCGGTAAATACACAGAAACGAATTGCAAGAGGCATCGAGAAATTTGTATTGCAGAATAAAGAGCCTTTTATTGTTCCTATTGGTTACGGGGAAAGAAAAGGGCAGGCACCGAGGGTGCATGATATTAAAGAACCTGTAAGTACTGTTGTAAGCAGCGGAAAACAGTACCTGTGTCAACCGAAACTTAATCCGTTTATTGTACAGGTGAACCATAAAGGAGAACAATTTAGGGGTCAGGAACTGAAAGAACCCATTCCGACAATTACAGGAAAGCATGGATATGGTCTGGCAACACCTGTAATGACTGCTATAGCAGTATCTAAGGCTGAACAATGCCTTGCGATGCCTTCTCTGATTCAGTATCACACAGAGCAATCGGAAAGGGTAAGAGGGCAGGGGATGGATGAGCCGATCATGACGCTGGATGCGGCGAACCGATATGGGCTTTCTGTTGCATATCTGGCGGAATACTTCCAGAACGGCAGACCACTGGATGTGAATAGTCCCTTACATACCTCGACTACGAAGGACAGGGAGTGCCTTTGCATGGCTCATATGGAAAAGTTTTTCAGCGGCGGCTATACAGGGAACGGCAGTGATGCAAATACGCCGCTTGGAACGGTTACGGCTGTAGACCACAATGGTCTGGTTGAAACCTTTATTTCCAAATTTTACAAAACGGGCATCGGACAGAAGCCGGACGAGCCCTTGCATACGGTTACAACATCCGCAGGGCATTTTGGAGTTGTTACAGTGAAAATGAGCCAGTCGGAAATGAACCTGCGGCACTGGAACGAGGTCAGAGAACTACTGAATGTGTACTGTGGGTATGCAATCGCAGCGGATGAAATTCTGCTGCTGGATGTCAATGGGACGATGTACTTCATCAGTGATATCGGACTGCGGATGCTGACACCAAGGGAACTGTATGCAGCAAATGGTTTTCCGCCCGATTACATCATCGACCATGATTATACAGGGAAAGCCTACGGCAAAACAAAGCAGGTCGCACGCTGCGGAAATGCGGTGCCGCCGCCGTTTGCAGAAGCTCTGGTAAGGGCAAATCTGCCGGAGATGTGCGGAAGGCAGTTTGAAACCATGCAGGAACTGTATGGGGTGATCTAAGGAGTAGATGCGGTTGTAAGGAGTGAGAAAAATGAGAGCGATACTTGAAGAAAAGATTAACCGGTTAAGAGCGGCAGAAAAACGGCTCCGGAAACATCTGTCGGAGGATGAATTTGGAGTGGTCAGAAGAACTGCGGAGGGATTTGGACAGGAAGCTGACTGGATGGAGGAACTAAAACGCTACAGGGACTTGGAAGAACAGGGGAGGCTGTTGGTGTTGCCCTGCAAGGTCGGAGATACGGTGTATGAAATCCTCGAAGAAACCGTACCGAACCACTATTTTTATATCAGCGAGCACAAGGTGCAGGATGTATCGGTAAAGGCTGTCAAGTATGCTGACGAATGGGAATCGTATGACTACGAAAACCTGTATTTTACAAGAGAAGAAGCGGAAGCGGCACTGGAGAGAAGGAGGAACAGGAAATGAACATCAAGGACTACCAGAAGGGAAGGAATGACGGAGGTGGGAGAAAACATGCCAAACGATGACACGACGATCCGGTGCCCCTATTATCTGCGGAGCAACCAGACAGTGATATACTGCGAGAGCGATGTGGAACTGGAGGGGGCGGAGGGGGCGGAGCGGAGCTTTGCGCACAGCTTTGCGAATGCGGCGAGAAAAAAGGAATTTGTGCGGGCGCACTGCAGGCAGTTTCCGGACATGAACTGTGCGTATGCAACTTATCTTAACGAGATTTACGGAGGTTACGAGTATGAAGCTGAGAGGAAAGCTGAAAAAGGCAAATGTACGACTGGAGAATCAGGAGAAGATGATAGCGGGGCTGGAGAGGGGAAACCGATACCTGCACGATGTATGCGAGAGGACGAGGCAAGAGGCGGCGGAGAAGTTGGAGGAAGCGGCGCAGAACAATGAGCTGATGCTTTTTCTGATGGCGGGGTGCGCGCTGGCGGCAGGCGGAGCAGTTACGATTCAGACAGAGAATATGAGCCGCGTACTGGAGGAAAAGCGTGTATTATTCCATGCGGACTTTGAAAAGCATCTGGCAACGGTCAGTGTGGAGGAGAGGGAGCAGGCATAAAAGCCTGTTCTTTTTTTGCGTGCGGCGCAGGAGAGGGGGGGCGGGGGCAAATGGTGCAGAAATGTGATAGATTTTAGAAAAACGGTACACGAGGCGGAGAGGGGGCGAGAAAAGCACCTCTGCAAGGGGGGAGAAAGTGATGGAGAAAAAGACAGAAAGGCGGGATTGGGGAGAGATTAAAAACGCCTATATTACAGGCAAGGAGAGCCTAAACAAGCTGGCGGAAAGATACGAAATCCCCCTACGGACGATAAAGGACAGGAGCAGGAAAGAGAACTGGGTGGAGGAGCGGAAAAAATTCCGCACCGAGGTTGCGCAGAAAGCGTCCCAGAAAACGGCGAAAAAAGAAGTGAAGCGTCTGGTGAAGCTGCGGGATGTTGCGGAGGATGTGGCAGACCTGATCGGGCAGGACGTGGAGCGGATGAAAAAGCTCAGGGAAAAGCGGAAAAGCGTAACGCCGGAGGATGTGAAGATGATTAAGGATTTGACGGTAGCACTGAAGAACATCGCGGACGTGATGCGAGATGTTTACGACATTCCGACGATTCGCGAAAAGCTGCTGCAGGCAAAATACAACGACTACAAGCGGATTCTGGCAGAGATGGAAAAAGCACCTGAGGACAGCCTGATTGTGCTGGCGGAGACATTGGAAAGAGTGGAAGAAGATGACATGGAAGAAATGGACAAAGACGGTGGAGGAGCTACGGAAGGAGAAGAAGGTAATCTGGAGCCCACAGCCGAAGCAGATTGAATTTATGCAAAGACCGGAGTATGAGGCATTTTACGGGGGAGCGGCAGGCGGCGGCAAGAGCGACAGCCTGCTGATGGAGGCACTGAGGCAGGTAAACATACCGCACTACAAGGGGCTTATCATCCGAAAGACATACCCCGAATTATCGGAGCTGATAGACAAGAGCCTGCGGTTTTACGGGGCGGCGTTTCCGAAGGCGAAATACAACGGGAGCGAGCACGTTTGGAAATTTCCGAGCGGTGCAAAGATTTACTTTGGGAGTTTGCATCATGCGAAGGACAAAATCAAATACCAAGGGAAGGAATTTGACTTCATCGGCTTTGACGAGCTAACGCATTTCACATGGGACGAATACAGCTATCTTTTCTCCCGAAACAGACCGAGCGGCAAGGGGACGCGAGTATACATGCGGGCAACAGGGAACCCCGGCGGCATCGGGCACGGATGGGTGAAAAGCCGCTTTATCACAGCGGCACCGCCCAAGACAACGATATGGGAAAGCTACAGCGTGGAGGCACCGGACGGCGGAGAAATCAAGATGAAGCGGGACAGGATATTTATTCCCTCTACAGTATTCGACAACCCTGCGCTTTTGCAGAACAACCCCGAATACCTTGCCAGCCTTGCCATGATGAGCGAGGCGGAGAAGAAGGCACTGCTTTACGGGGACTGGGACTGCTTTAGCGGACAGGTATTCAGCGAATGGCGGGACGATCCGGCGGGCTACGAAACAAGGCGGTGGAGCCATGTTATCAAGCCGTTCCTGATTCCGGAGCATTGGAAGATTGTGCGGGGGTTTGACTTTGGGTTTAGCAGACCATTTAGCGTAGGCTGGTATGCGGTGGACGAAAAGGGCGTGCTTTACCGCATTGCGGAATACTACGGCTGCACGGGCGTGCCGAACGAGGGCATCCGCATTAACCCGAAGGAAATAGCGGCGGGGATACGGGAGATAGAAACGACGCACCCACTACTGAAGGGGAAAAGCATTACAGGCGTAGCCGACCCAAGCATTTTTGAGAAAAGCCGAGGGGAAAGCATAGC